TGTTTTACCATAATCTGCCCAAGTTCTTCCAACTCTTCAGTGCTAATAAGGGCAAACATAAAATCAGCAGTAGCAGGGAGACCAAAGGACTCACTAGTATCAGTAAGTTCAACATCAGAAGAACCAAAACCACTGCGAGTAGTCTGGGTAGCACTGACAATGGGAACATCGAATTCCACTGCCAGACCGCGAAGTTCCTCAGCAATTGCTTTGATGTATGAATAAGAATTGATATTGCTATTTCCCCGATACCTAGAGGAAGCACAAATATTAAGGTAATCAATGAAAATAATATCAGGTCTAAATGACTTCTTAAGTGCAAGTTCATTAAGAAGTGCCTTAAAATGTCCACTGTGAGCAGATGCAGTTGGATATTCTTTGATAATAAGAGAACCTTGTGTTTTCTTTGCGAGGTTCTTTACTTTACTTTCAAAAGTATTTTTTGATAGACCAAATAGGTCTTGAATATTTACGTTCAGTAGGTTTGCGTCAATTCGTTCAGCAATTTTCTCTTCTGCCATTTCCATTGTAATGTAGAGAACGTTCCGTCCTTGGAGCAAGACGGAGCTAGCAACATGGCACATGAATAGAGATTTGCCGACACCCGTACCAGCAAGTGCGACATTAAGAGTTTTGTTAGGCAAACCACCTTTGGTAATTTTGTTAAAATATTCAAGGTCAAACTCAATTTTATTCTCCTTTCTGTGTAGTTTTTCGTATCGTTCTTCATAATCTTCAATGTAGTCGTGACCCACATGATTGTCAAATGAAACTGCTAGTGCTTCAGAAAGAATATGGGGAATTGCATCCCTACCTTTCTTTTCATCATTTCCATCAGCAATCTGAATTGATTCCATAAGTGCCAAATAAATGGCACGGTCTCTACACCACTTTTCAGTAGTTTCAGACAACCAAGTTTTATCTGAAGGTAAGTCATCTAGTTCAGAAATAATCTGCCTAACCGTCTTTACCTCAGTTTCATTTAAATCTCTACGGTTATCAACCTCAATATGTAGTGCTTCTTTAGTGATAGAAGTTCCATACTTTACAATAAAGTTTGAGATTTCTTCAAATAGAACTCGTTCAGTCTTCTCATTAAAATATTCCCCCTTAATAAAGGGAATTACTTTTCTTGAATAATCTTCATCATAGATTAAACTCTTTAGGATAGTAGTTTCTACTCTCTGCATTATGGCAAAAGGAATTGTTTTACTTTAGGCAAATCAAAAATAATTTCTGGGAGATTTTTTATTGGATATTTTTTAAGTATAAAATTCGTATCTCCACCAGGGGATATCTGACCCTCATACATCTCATACTGTAGCAAAAATTCCTTCATCTGTCCATTACTATAATTATTATACTTTAAGAACTCCAAATCCTGGTTGTGATGGCAAAAAGATTGAGACTTTATTAGTCTATTTGAATTATCACCCATCCAACTAAAATGCCAACCCAAATCAGACATTCTATATCCATTTTCATGTGCCCAAACAATTGGATATGGATTATAAATGTTTGCTCTAATATGAGTCAGACTAGTTGTCCGCATGTGAGATTTCAAGCAAACAAATAAGGAATAACACCACTCTCTTGGTGTATTTGGACTATTAGTATAATATGCTCTCATATCAGCCCTACCTTCAAGTTGAACTAAGTCCAACTTAAATATTTTATCGGGGTTATTTAAAGCACACTCACGATGCAATTCAATGTATTTTGGATTTATAATTTCATCACAATCACCAATGATGAAAATAGTATCATCATCAAAATTATTCGTATCTAAGCATTTTGAAATCGCATCTCTCTGAAGTCTTTCTCTGGATGAATAAACTTTTTCTACTCCCCAATGCAATTCATATTGTGTTACCGATGGAAGAAATTCCTCAGACAAGTCCAATTCAATAACCTCAATCTTTTCTTTGGGAAGATTGAGTTCGCTGATTGTTTCTTTCAACGTATATTCTTTTGGTTCTCCACTATGAGTATAATTTGCATCAACAATAACAAATTTATCAACATAATCTTCTAAGAGTTTAACTCGCAATTCAAGAATCTCTTTTTCATTGAAATATGGGAAACAATCAACTACTTTATGCATTTTATTTGTAATGTAAATATGTACTCATAATGTACTTCTCATTGCTTATTGGTGGATGCCCTTTATGAGGATACATCCATAGAGGAGGGAAGACGACCAATCTACCAGTTTTTGGTTGAATGGTCAAGTCTCTAAAAGTGGTTTGACCACCTTCAGTAACATCATTAAGATATAGCAAAAAAGAAAGATATCTTCTAGAAGAAGAATAGTCTTTAACATCTACGTGAGTGTCGAATAGTTCTTCTCCATTATTATTATATTTTTTAATTCTAAATTGTTCAAAAGTGTTTTCTTCTGGAAAACACCTTGAATCAATGTACTCATAGTAAATACTTTTATGTTCAATAATTTTTTTTAAAACTTTACTGTGAAGTTCAGTTTTTTTAGATTTATTGGAAATTTCAGTAAAATTTAATTGTGTAAATGATGGACACTTATCATCATCTATTTTTTCGTGGAAATCAGCATTATTCTCAAAAAAAGATATTACTGATTTACAAATATTTTCTGATAGCACATCATCATAAACACAAATTAAATCATTAAGTTCAATTGCCATAACTGAATTCTTGCTTGGCAATTTCATCAAGTTTTTGCATTACTTCTTCGGTGAAGTATTCTTCGGGATTTGCAAGAATTGTTTTTCCATAAATCTTCTTCCCATCCATTTCATACCTTCCCGCAACGTTCTTCCAAAGTCCTCCAAGTTCACCAAGTTCCAAGAGCCCATAATATCGGTCCAATCCTCTTTCATCATAGTAGAGACGTACTTCCACATCTTTGTTCTCCTTACTTAAACGCGACTTAGCAGTCTTTGCCTTGATAATGTTTCCAACGATTTCTGTTCCATCCTTCTCCTTTTTCTTTGAGAGATAAATGATGGTAGAAGCAGCATACTTAAGACCACTACCCCCACCCATTTCCTTAGTAGGAACATAAGCACCGATAACATCATAGGTGTGATTGGTCACAATCATTGGAATGTTTGCTTGCCCCAACTTCAAAGTAAGCATTCTAAACGCACCCTTGACCAGTTGAGATTTGGTCATATCACGAACTTGCTTGTCGTTAAGTGCGTCAGTAATCTCCTTCTCAGTTGAAAGCATTCCCAAGGAGTCTAACACGAACATACAAGGTTTTCGTTCTTCAACGGGTTTCTTAAGATATATATCTACTGCCTTAAGTGCCTTCCCACGGAAATCTTCTACAGTTACTACATTCACAACAACTGTTCGTGAAGTATCTACACCACGACTTTCTAGTAGTGATTTAGTAATTGCTGCTTCAGTATCAAAATATAAGCAATATCCATCAGGGTTATTGTCAAGAAAATTTTTAACCACAGCAAGACTGAAAAAGGTCTTTCCTGTAGAAGACTCACCTGCAATTGCAGTGATTTTATTACCAGAAACCCCACCAAAAATACTCCCCGAAACAAGGGCATTAAAAATGTAAGAACCTGTGTCAACGAAATTTTCTGTTTCATCTATTTCAGATGCGAGTTGGACATATTCGTTACCAATCTCTTTTACAATATCTTTAAGAAAATCCATATGTTATGAAAAGAAAGAATCTAATGTTGTCGTTTTTTCAACCTTCCAACCAATTGAATCAAGAATTGCCTTCAGTGGTTCTAGGAAACTTTTTTCAAATTGTAGGTCATAGTCAATGTATCTGTCAAGTCCAAGTTCCTTAGGAAAATCCTGAATGAATGAAATGATATTCTCGTAAATAGGATTGGGTTTTTTCAAGTAAATGAACTTAATTTTTTCACCATTATTAATAAGTGAATATTTATTTGTAAGTTTCTTCTCTTTAATGTGGTGATTAAAAAGAAGTGCCCCACGAACGTGAATAGGAGTTCCTTTCACATAAATGTCAGAAGATGATTGATATTTCTTTACATCTGATGCTGTTCGTGGGAAAGCAACGGATTCTGCAGGTAGTTTTCTAAAATCAGACCTACATTTCTCAATAAAGTCAATAACCTCATCTTCACTACCGTTCATCATAATCTTGAGGGCATCCTTAATCATTTTACGACAAGGTGCTGGAGTAGAAGATTTGACTGCCTCAATACCCATAATCTTGAGTTTAGGTTCAGAGTAACGAACTCCTTCACTATCCCACACATTCATAATGTATCGTTTCTTAGCAGTCCAGATTCCACGG